AGGAAACCCAAAAGTCATCCAAGAGGAAGCGTAAGCCGACTCTTGGTTGAACTGGCAATAGCCACTCAGATCCCTATGGATCATTGGCGAAGTGCCGAAGATATTCTCACAGCGATAGAAGTATTGGAGCAGCGCAATGGCAAGTGAATTAGTAGCACTTGACCAGACAGAGTTGCGCCAAGTATTCAAAGCCTTAAAGAATATGGGTGAAGAAGCCAACGATGAGGCCAAGCGCCAATCAGGCGCTTTGGCTGAATTCGCCCGGGCTGAGGTTATTCAAACAGCAAGCCGAGGTAACAACACTAAAGTCTCAGGGCGTATTGCTCAAGGTTCTAGGGTTAAGAAGTCAAGCCGTATCGGTGAGATTACTTATGGATTCGCTTCTCAAAAGTTTTCAGGGGGAGCAACTACCAAGGATATCTGGGGCGGTACTGAGTTCGGATCTAACAAGTTTAAGCAGTTCCCTGTCTGGTCAGGCCGAGAAGGTCGAGGCTCTAAGGGCTGGTTTATTTATCCAACGCTTCGCAAGATTCAACCGCAGATCGTTGCTAGATGGACAGAATCATTTACTAAGATTTTGAAGGAGTGGGGCTAATGGCAACAGGTACAAGAGCGTTAACGCTCAAGCTTCTTGCTGATGTCGATAACTTCACTAAGAATCTTGATAAAGCAGATAAAGATGTTGCCACCTTCGGCGATAAAGTTTCAGACTTCGGAAAGAAGGCTGGATTAGCATTCGCAGCAGCAGGCGCAGCAGCCGTAGCCTATGCTGGCAAGTTAGCCATCGATGGCGTTAAGTCAGCCATCGCAGATGCAGCCGCTCAAGAGAAGTTAGCCCTCACTCTCAAGAATGTAACTGGCGCAACAAAAAATCAGATTGCTGCTACTGAAGATTACATAACCCAGACTTCTTTAGCCTTCGGCGTGACCGATGATGATCTTCGTCCATCGCTAGAGCGACTAGCCCGGGCAACTGGAGATGTCGAAAAGGCTCAGAAGTTACAGACAGTTGCGATCGATGTTGCAGCAGGTTCAGGCAAATCCCTTGAAGCCGTTACTAATGCAATGGCCAAGGCAGCCGAAGGCAATACAGCCGCACTTGGCAAGTTAGGCATAGGACTTACATCCGCTCAACTCAAGACGATGAGCATGGATCAGATCACCGCCAAACTAGCAGACACTTTTGAGAACCAAGCAGCGGCCAAAGCAGATACATTTCAAGGCAAGTTAACTCGGCTTCAGATAGCCTTTGATGAAGGCAAGGAAACCGTAGGCTCTTACATCTTAACTGCAATAACTCCAATGGTCGATATAATCGTTAAGAAGGTTATTCCAGCGATTGCAGACTTTACGAGCAATCTTGGAGACAAACTTCGCCCGGTCATGGAGTTTCTGAACCCAATTATCAATGGTCTTCGATCAGCGTTTAATTCAGTGAAGAATTCACTTAACGATAACAGCGAAGAATTAAAGCCGCTTCTCATTCTTTTTAAAGGACTTGCTGATTTCTCTCGTGATGTATTAGCACCAATTCTGGGCAAAACTTTAGGAAAGGCATTCGAGATCATAGGCGATGCTGTTGCAGCGCTGATCTCTGGCGTAGCCAAGGTAGTTAATTTCTTCGATGATCTTTACAACAAAATTAAGCGAGTAATCGAGATATCTAAGCAGATTGGTTCTGCCCTAAATCCATTTAATAACGCTTCATTCGAAACTGGAGCATCTTCTCCAGCGGCTCCAATGGCTGCTCCTGCGCCATCGATGCCTAATGAGCCAATCGCCGCGTATCGTTATGTCGGCGGCCAAGGCACAACCAATATCACCGTTAATGGCGCAATCGATAGCGAATCAACTGCTCGTCAGATCGTCAGCATTCTTAATGATTCCTCAGCCAGAGGGACTCTTGGAAGCGCGGCCTTCTTTTAATGACCGCTTATACCCCAGCTTATAAAGTTTTAATCGATGGCCTTGAAGCAACTGATGTAACTATTGCCAACCTAGTAATAACATCTGGCCGCACCGATATCAATACTCAGCCACTTGCAGGCTATTGCCAGTTGCAATTAATGAACTTAAATAACTCAAGTTATGACTTCACAGTAGGAACCGGGCTGGCAGTAGAAGTAACTGACTCTGTTGGTGCTTACGTTCCAATCTTCGGCGGATATATCACAGATTTTACTATTGGAGTCAACCGCGCTGGGGATCTTGGCTATACAACTATTGCCACTATTACCGCTCTCGGAGCCTTATCTAAATTGCCTCGAATCATCGATCCTGGAGTATTGAGTCAAGATTATGATGGCGATCAGATTTACACACTTTTATCAGGATATCTATTAGGCCAATGGAATGAAGTACCAGCCGCTCAGACTTGGGCTAATTACGACCCAACCGAGATTTGGGCTAATGCAGTTAACATTGGCTTAGGCGAGATTGACCAACCAGGTGATTATCAACTAATTGCTAGAAGTTCCAGCAACACAGACCTTTATTCATTGTGCGCTGAAATTGCTAACTCAGCCTTTGGTGTTCTTTATGAAGATGCTAACGGCAATATCGGATATGCAGACCAAACACATCGCCAGGACTATTTAGCTGCTAATGGTTATACAACCTTAGATGCTAACCATGCCAACGGTTTAGGTTTATCGGCTACTACTCGAGCAGGCGATCTTCGCAATAGTTTTACTATCAATTACGATAACAATGCTAATCAGACTTACACCGCTATTGATCCAATTAGCCAGAGCCTTTACGGAGTTTATGCCGAAGAATTTACATCTCGGATTAAACATACCGCCGATGCAGAGGCTTTAGCCGATCGCTACATCGAGCTTCGAGCCAATCCTTATCCTAAGTTCCAATCCATAACTTTTGTTCTTGGTAATCCTGAAATCGATGATGCCGATCGAGATGCTTTAATCAACATCTTCTTGGGTCAGCCTGTCTGGATTCAGAACTTGCCCGGCAATATCACTAATGGCGAATTTCAAGGCTATATCGAAGGATGGACATTCCGAGCAAGCCTAAACAACCTGAGCGTTACTTTTAACGCTTCTCCAATAAACTTCTCCCAAGTTGCGGTAAAATGGGAGCAGGTAAATGCAGCAGAGGCTTGGAACACTCTAAGTCCAACCCTTACATGGATCAACGCGATAGGAGTCGTAGCCTAATGGCAACAACAACAACCAACTTCGGCTGGGACATTCCCCAATCGACCGACTTAGTTAAGGATGGCGCTACTGCCATCGCTGCACTTGGTCAAGATATTGATACAGCATTTGTCGATCTTAAAGGCGGCACAACTGGTCAAGTATTAGCCAAGGCATCAGGCAGCGATCTTGATTTTTCATGGGTCGCTCAAGACGATTCAAATGCGATTCAAAATGCGATAGTCGATGCCAAAGGCGATTTGATTGCTGCAACAGCAAACGATACTCCAGCGCGTTTAGCAGTAGGTACTAACGGTCATGTTTTAACTGCTGATTCAGCTGAAGCAACAGGGCTTAAATGGGCTGCTCCAGCAGGCGGCAAAATTCTTCAAGTTGTATATGGACAATATGCCACAGCCACAACCGTTGCTTCTACAACTTACACAGATACAGGATTATCGGCTTCAATCACTCCAACTTCTTCAACAAGCAAAATTCTCGTTTTAGTGACTCAGCAAACTTTCTTTACAAGAACAGCAAATATCATGGGCTTTGGGCTTAAATTGCTTCGTGGTTCAACTGCAGTTTATGAGCCAAGCAATACCGATCGATATGGTCAAGGCTGGATCCGCGCAACTGGAGCCACAGAAGTCGCGGGCGTTTCCATGTGTACTTTTGCATATCAAGACAGCCCGGCAACGACATCTAGCACAACATACAAAATCCAAGGCGCTTGCTTCTTGGCTACCAGCTCAGGCTCAATTACTTTTCAGGAAAACTCATCTTCAAGCAATATCGTACTTTTGGAAATCGGTGCATAATGGAAAATTATCTAGTAAAAGCCATTCAATCTTTAAAGCCAAATGCTGAATTTTCATTTACTGAAAATGACTACTCAACAATTCAATGGCATGTTCTTGATGGGGATGCTCCGACAGAATCTGAAATTGAAGCCGAAATTGTAAAGATTAAAAATGATGAAGATTTACAGATCAAGTCTAATGCAGATGCCAAAGCAGCGTTATTGGATCGTCTTGGAATTACAGCCGAAGAAGCCGCTTTACTACTTGGATGAAACCTAAATTATGCAAGGCTGGTCAACAACTGCGCGAGCAGTTCGATGATTGTTTCAGCGATCGTGACCGCACCTCGGACGGCTGGATCGGTGATAGTCGGCACTCAGCTCGTAAGTCTGACCATAATCCAGATGGCGAGGGCTGGGTTCGTGCCATTGACGTTGACCGCGATCTATCTGGAAAGCCAAAGCCCGACATCATGCCCGATGTGGCGGATCAACTTCGTATCCTGGCAAAGTCTGATAAACGCATCTCTTACATCATCTTCGATGGCAAGATTGCCTCAGCCAAAAGTGCGTGGCGTTGGAGAACTTATACAGGCATCAATAAGCACCGCCATCATTGCCATATATCTTTCAGTATCAAGGGCGATCAAGATGGTTCGTTCTTTCAAATCCCACTACTAGGAGCAAGCAAA